GCTCAGTAAATACCATTTTTGAATATCTGTATCTGTCTTTACCACAACCTTTGCAATAACATTTGTTTCAAATTTTTCAACATAATTGCTTATATCTGCAATAGTTGTATCTATTAATTGAACTACATTTTCTTGCTTATATATTGTCAATTTTATTTTTCCACTTACATAGGAGAAATCTAAAACAATATTATAATTCTGGCTGCAGTTATTAATAAAAGTATGAAAATTAAATATTCCATTATCATTATCTACAGATTTTGTTATTTTCGTATGTGTTTTAACTTCTACATCTAGCCATTTGATATTCAATAGATCATCATCTGAATTAGTAAAATTATCATAAATTTCTTTTGCAATAAAATCTTCAACGCCAGTCTTAGTTATTAAATCCGCATTTTCCAATATTATCTTTCTATCGAATATGTTTGATATATATCTTAAAGTTATTTTTCTTTCTTTTGCTCCATCTTCATTCTCAATTTCTTGAACAATACCAATATAATCTACCTTACCATTTCTTTGTAAGATTACTATATCTCCATTTTCTGCATTTACTTCTTGAACTATATTAAATATAGTATTTTTGTTTGTTTCTTCATCAATCACATATTCATAATCTTCAAATTCCAGCACATCTTTTATACTTAAGTCTGTTTTACTTAAAAAATAAACTAAAGTTCCTTGTATTGTATTGTCAATTTTTGCTTTTGCCCAAATTTGAATTTTTTTCGCATAAGTCTCTGTATTATCAATTAAATCTATAAATGAAACTTCTGCATTGTAAATTCCACCTGTCTCAGGAGCTTCAAGCTCAACTTCGTAAAATCCACTTTGCTCATTATATGTTAATTCATATATTTTTTTATCAAAAGTTGTTTTTACATTCATTTTTACACCACCTTATATTGTGGAAATATTGTCAATTTAGCATTTACTACATCATCGTCTGCTGTTAATCGAATTTCCGAAGCTCCTACAGGTAATTTAATAATGTTCTGTTTGTTTATATCTATATAATCCTTTTTCCATAGGCTCTCGAGAGTTCCATCTGTTTTCTGTTTTTGAATATAGATTTCGCCAGTTTTACTTGAATATAAAAATTTTTCGTATTCTTCTATTACAATAGGAATTTTAATACTTGCAAATTCTTCTTTGTCAACCCAAATCGAAATTGAAGGATTTTTAACGAATCCATCGATTACAACTTGAATCGGAGCCTCTATGTGTCCTCTATTTTGAACCTGAATTGAACGAGTATTGTATTTTATGTATCTACTGTTAATAGTAAATGGATAACGCATCTCATTATCAAAAGTCTCTATATTAAATATAGTTTCATTCTGTTCGTACCATAAAGATAGTCCAGCAAATTCTACAGGACAAGCTAACCATTTTCCCGATTTTTCAGTCTTATCTAATTTAACGAGGCTTACATCTCTATAATATGTCCTTTCTCCTGCTTCAAATGGAATAATGTATATCCACTTCAACTTTTGAGAACTCTCAACAAAATCGCAAAATTCTTTAACTTTATCATACGACTTAAAGTATAATGTTCCACTAGGATTTTTCTGTTGTATTTTTCTGTTATTTTCAATAAAATCACTTCCTAGTTGTACAAAATCAATGGAGTAAGAATAACCTAAATTTGTAGGAGATGAAAGAAAACAACCTTCAGATAAGTTGTCTAGTTTGAATTGTTGACCTTTTTCATTTTCTAATAAAAACCTTCTTACTTTCATTCTTTCATCTCCTTTTACAACATAACTTCTCCGAATTTGTTATTTACGGATGTGATAACAAATCTTCCTGCTACATCTTTATCAATTATTACTTGTGCATTTAAGTTCTTAACAGCTGTTACGAAAGCACCTGTTATATTCTCCAACGTTAATTGACTTGTTACATCTGTTCTAATAACCGTTGTATTCATATCAAATTCGGTAGGAATTGAATTTTGCATATCGTTTGACACATTTTTCATTGTATCTGTAAAACCTTCTCCTAACCCTAAAGCAAGATTTTCTCCAATTTCATTCTTAAATAAAGTTGATGGCGAATGAATACCGAAAAATCCCTTTATTTTATCTGTTAATCCATTAAGCATTCCCTTAACTTTGTCCCATAGCCAATCTTTAATTCCAGACATGCCTTCCCACAGTCCCTTAAGGAGGTTTTTTCCAACATCTCTTAAGTCCGCAATTCCATTTAGTAAACCTTTAGCAATAGAATTAATAATTTGAGGTATATTTGCAAGAAGCTTCGGAATTGCCTGTATTAATCCAATAGCCAATTCACTTATTAATCTTCCTGCAGCTTGAATAATCCTTCCAATCATGTCTGGATCTGTCAGCTTTGTTACTAATTTATCAATTATTACAGGAGCTCTTTCTATTAGCTTTGGCAGTGCCGCAATCAGTCCATCTGCTAGTCCAATAATAAGATTTATTCCAGCATCAACTATTGTGTCTATATTATCAATTAGTGTCTCCGCTATTCCAGCAACAGCTTCAACCATAACTGGTATTAATTGTGGGAGAGTTTGTGAAATTCCATTTATTAATTCCGTCAACAAATCTATTCCCATCTGTAATAGTTGTGGTAATGATTCTAGTAAAGATGTTACTAATTCTTGTATAATTAAAAAGGCCGAACTTGCTAATTCCGGAAGCATTTCTTGTATTCCTTGTAGCAATCCAGAAATCATACCTCTTCCTGTTTCTATTATTTGTGGTAGATCGTCAATTATAATTTCTGTTGTGCTCATTACTAATTCAATTACGCCATCAATTATTGTTTCTACTCTCGGTAAAATATTTTTCCCCGCAGTAACAATACTATCTACCAAATTATTGATAAGTCCATCAAAATCCGCATTATCGTCTGCAATCCCAGTTAGCATGTTTTGCCAAGCTGATTTCATTGCAGAAACAGAGCCTTGAATTGTTGTACTAGCTTCCTTAGCCGTTGTCCCTGTTATTCCAAGTTCTCCTTGTACAACATGAATAGCTTGATACACATCATTTAAATTGCTTATATCATATTTCACTCCTGAAATTTTTTGAGCATCACTTAGAAGTCTTTCCATTTCAGATTTTGTTCCACCATAACCAAGTTTTAAGTTATCAAGCATTGTATAGTTTTGCTTTGCAAATCCTTGATATGCATTTTGTATACTTGACATATCAGTTCCCATTTTATTTGCATTATCTGCCATGTCAGTTACTGCCATATTACTTACTTCTGCAACTTTTGCTGTGTCTCCATCTAAGTTTTGAAGTAAACTTGCGGAGAATGATGTAACAGTTTCCATATAATCGTTTGCTGATAATCCTGCAGTTTTGTATGCATTATTTGCATAATTTTCAACTATTCCTGAGCTATCTTTAAACAATGTCTCAACACCGCCAACTAGCTGTTCATAATCCGCATAACTATCTAGTGCTTCTTTTCCAACTGTTAAGAATACTGAACCTAATTGCTTAACTGCTCCAGCAACTGTTTTTAATCCACTTGTAATAAAATCTCCTAATACATTAGCTTTTAGTAAATCTCCAAATTTAAGTGCTCCTTGTCCGGCATCATCAAATCCAGACTTCATATTTTTTAATTCTTTATTACTTTTATTGGTCGCATTTTCCATCTGGATCAACTGATTTTCAGCGTTATTAAGTTGAGTTTTAAAATTCTTTACTTTCTCATTGTTAGAACCGTATTGTTTTTCCGCTTCTGCCAACGCTGTTCTTAAAGTGTTGATTTTTTCTTTCTGTTGTTGCACAGTATTATTCATATTTGTATATGCTGTCTTAGTTTCTTTTACTGTTTTATCTCCTGAAGCAAACTGTGTGTTTGTTAATTTTAATTCACTTGAAACTTCTCTCAAATTTGATGTAATATCTCTTAATGCTTTTCTATATTCACTTTCACCAGTTAATTTTACCGCTCCACCAAAACTTGATGCCATTCTTCCACCTTCTTTATTTTTCTATTTAATAAAGAAAGGTATTGAGTAACTACTTCACTAACTCTGTATGTGCGTGTTCTTCACTCTTTTCTTTTTGTATTCGTATTTTATTTTTGCATCTTGTGCATTTTATTTCCCCATCAATGTAATTTATAAAAATCAGAGTTTGTCCACACTGAGGGCATTTTATCTTTTCCATTTTATTCATCGACAAACATTTCTCCTTGATGATTAATTTTTTCTTCTAATTCTGCATAAGTTGTTTGTTGTAATCTAAAATCATAATTTATTTTATAATGTCTATATAATCTTAAAAATTTCGACATTGTCATTCTTCCAACTTCTTTTTCAGAAAAGCCTAATAAACAATGTCCGATATACAGTATCCACGAGAAATCAATTACAAATTCTTCTTCCTCGTGGATTACACGTTTTTTTCTACTTCTTCATTTTTTGTTGATTCAACTACTGTTTCTTGAACCTTATCTATTAATTTTTTTATTCCTAAAACAGTAATTATTCTTCCAACTTGTTTTGGCGTTACAAATTCCCTTTTTATCTCTGTATCGTCATTTTCAATGTCTATTCCTTCATTTATCATCTCTGTAACTCCAAACTTAAGAGCACCAATATTTACTTCATGTTCTTTTCCGTCAGTCATCTCTCCCCATTTTTCGTATGATTCATACTTTTCTTGAATTTTCTCAAGCACGTTGAAATTAAATACAAGAGGATAAACTACTCCCTTATATTCTATATGTTTAATAATATCTATCATTTTTTTCTCCCCAATTTATAAAGGCAGACTATCTCTAGTCCGCCTCTTATTTTATTTTGATGGTGTTAAAAGTCCATCTAGATATGTTTGTGCTTCTGCCAACGTTGCAAACGTTTCAGATTTCTTCCAATCCCCAATATTCATTCCGTTAATTTCTTCTTCTAATTCCATTATTGATGCTTCAATAGATACAGTATTATATTCTATTGACTCTCCTTTTGTTTTTCTATCAGCAGTAATCTTTGTTATTTGAATACGTGGTAAAAACTCTACTTTGTAGCTCTTAACGCCTTTATATATTTTGGTAACTATATGGCCATAGCCAATCTCAGGTGCAATATCTTCTGAATTGTCGGTTACTTCTTTTTCTGTAATTGTACACCCTTTCACTTCTGCATACGTTTCATCTGTAACATTATCAACTGTTATTGTTACAGTTCCTCCCTTGAATGACGTATCTTTTTCAGCAATTATATCATCTGCATATAATTTTGTACTATTTCTATCTTCAGATATTTTTGCATCAATAAGCCTACCTAAAACAGGTACTTTTGAGTCCTTTAATTCCTTATATTTCTTAGTTGTATAATCTATGGGATTATACTTAGCTGTTCTTAGACCAATACTAGCCATTTATATACCTTCCTTTCTTGAATGAACATGTTCTATGATATAGTTTTGTATCTTCTTCATAAAATTCTTGACTATCTCCGTCCCACGTCCAGTCATTTTCCTTCATTTTAGTTTTTATTAATCTCATTATTTCTAAATAATTGCTATCACTATAAATATCTATATCAACAGTTACTTCACTGTCTGTTATTTCATCATCACTTGAAGAACTTGGTTCATCTTCAATTATCGTCCAGACAACGTAAGTTTTTTTGTTGCCTTTGTATCTTAAATGTGCAACCTCTACATTTTCTAAATTCAAAATTTTTTTGATTTCACTTTCCATCTTTTACTCCTTTGGCAAGTATCTTTCTTGAACCTTTTTCATTTCTGCTTCTATCTCTGACTTTTTAAATGATTGTCTCATAAACGGTTTCTTCTGAATTTTCGATGTTCCATGCTCAAAAACATTCGCAACAAGTGGTGCTGGAGTCGTTATTCCTCTTTTATTTTTAAAATATCCATAAAAAGCTACTTTTGTATTAATTCCATCATCGCTTTGAGTTTTATATATCTTAGTTAACTTAAGGCATTTTACAATTTCCGAACTTTTTAAACTTTTAGGCATATTTTTTAAAACATTTTTATAAACGACTTCAGCTCCTGATTTTGTCATTTCTCCCATCATTTTTTCACTATCTTTATCTAACTCTTCAAACATTTTTATTAAATCATTTGGTAATTCTTCTTTAAAACTTGCCATTATTTTGTAACCCTTTTACATTGCATTTCGAGCTCAATGTTTGCTTCATCAATGTTATTCAAATATTCAATAGTATAGATCTTATCTTTGTATTCCACATATACATTTCTATCTGAATTGTAATATGCTTCTTCAACTTTTTTTGAATATCTAATAGTAAAATTAGTATAAGCCTTTTCAAAATCAGACCCATTTGCAATTAAAGTATATCCTTTAGTTGTTTTTATTTTAGAAAACGCTTCGAGAACGATAACCTTTTTTTTAGCAATGAACCCGTCATTATCCTCTTTCTCTTCAATTTGATATATAGATATTTTTTTATTGTAATCGCCTGCATTTATCATAAATTATTCCTCGTATGCATATCAAGAATAGTTTTTATAGAATTATTGATGTTTTTCCCATCAACATACATTACTCTGTTGTCGTACATGTCTTGACACAGTACATAAACAACAATGATAAAGTCCGGATATGTGTCAAGCGTTTCCGCCTTCTCATCTTCGGACTTTTGTGGTATTCCTGTATAATTTTCAATATAGTTCCTAGCAATATTTAAAAACAATTCAATATTTTTCTTCTCTTCTTCGCTAATCTCCGATAATCTCAAATAATTAGCAATATCATTTACAGTAATTTCACTTACTTTCATTGCTTGTCCTCCTTTTTAGGAAGTCTATTTACTTGCTGTTGGGTCTGTTGCACCAGATACTGCAACGGCTATTTTTTGTGTATCTTCAACCTTTGCATCTACTTCTCCCCAAGCAACTACACCTATTGCATGTTGAGCTGCATATAATTCGTTTAGTATCTGAATTTCAGATTGTTCAGACTCTTTTACAGCTAATCCTGAAAAATCTCCAAACATTATTACTGGTACTGATGCTGTTCCTATTGGTTTTACATTATCTGAACAATATACATCATTTCCCATTAATCTATAACCCCATCTTGCATTTGAGTCTTTTTCTAACAAGTAATTGCCTTGACCGTCTTTCAATTTTCTTATAGCTTTTCTTGTATTTTTATGCATTACCCAAATTCCATCTGTAGCATATACATCTGGTACAAGCTCTTGAATGTCTATCAATTCATCTGCTTTCAATGAAGATTTTGCAGCTAGTGTAACTTTCATATTTGTTGAATCGTATGAACCTATAACACCTGCAACTTTTCCAGATGTTCCGTTTAACAATTCTCCTTCTAAGAATTTTGCAATTTTCTTAGACATTTTGTTTATAACATATTCAGTTAACTTGAAATCTGTATTTTTTAATAAAGATTTAGATATTTTTGTTAAGGCACCATATAAATATCCAGTTAATTCAATGCTACCTGTCTTTGATGAATGACTTGTTAGATCTGTAAATTCAGTTGCATAAGCTACTGTTATTGCATCAGAACTTTCATCTTCTTTTGGAATGCTTATTGTGCCTCCAATAGGATATTTTGTTGCTAATTTATATATTGGGCATATATCTTCTACTTTTTCTATAATCTTTTGAACTATTGTTTTAGGAATAACAGCACCGTTATCTCCTTTTGTAAGTTGAGTAGCCTCATTTTGTATTTTTCTTGCAACTGCTCTTATGTAGCTTGCAAAATTCTTTATGTCTTTTTCTTCCTCTGTAAGTCCTTTGTCTACAACTTCTTTATGTTCCATTTTATTTGCAATTTCTCCTCTTTCGATTGTTGCATCTATGTTCTTTATTTCTTTCTCCATATCATCAAAGTTTTTTATTTCATCTTCTGTCATGGCTCTTTTTTCTTCTTTAGCCTTATTTAGTATTTTCTCCATTTTGTCTTGGATTTCGTTTCTTTTTTCAATTAATTCTTTTTCGTTCATAGTTTTACCTTCCTTTTTTCTATTTTTATAAAATAAAAAAATAACTATTGTATTTCAAATAGTTATTTTTGTTATTTCTTTAAATTAAATAATCTTTGTTCAAATTTTGAATAATCTAGTTTTGGCTTTCTTGTATTCAACTGATTTTTTAGTGTATCTGGTACATTTTTATAATTATTAAATATATTAGATACACATGCAGCAACTTGTTTTTGTTCATTTATTAAATTAACATTAAAACATTCTTCGGTTTCTTTAGCTCCCATCCATGTCTCTGCATTTATAAGGTCTCTTATTTCATTTTCTGTTAATTTTGCTTTTTTCATGTATAACGGGATCATAGTACTATTTTCAATGGTGTTTAATAAATCGATACATTTTTGAAAATCTATAGTATTTCCATAACAGCCACTAATTGGTTTATGTATCATTACAACAGAATTTTCATAAATATTTACATCATCCCCCATCATTAGAATTAACGTTCCAGCGCTAGCACATAGTCCATCTACATATGTATGAATCTTGGTTCCAGCATCTTTTAGTCTTTGTAACATACTGCAAATTGTAGTTGCTACAAACAATTCCCCTCCTGGAGTATTCATATAAATATTTAAATCCGAAATTTCTCCTAAATCATCTAATTCCTTTTTGAAACTCTGTAACCCTATAAGATTTTCGTCTTTTTCATCGGTCCAATAATTCTTGTCATCTGTTACTATCTCTCCATATACGTACAAATCTGCACTTGTATTTGGTATTATATTTTTTATTTCATAGAATTTATTTCTTGGCATCCTCTTCACCTCCCTCATTAAGTTTTTTTGTGCTATCGGTATTAGGTGTGTATATTATTTGAGTTTTTGGATCTAACATAACTTCTCCTAAACTTATTGTATAAACATCTAAACCTTTAACACTATTCATATTTTCTTTAAATCTAACTTCATTTCTAGATAAAAAACCTTTTTCAATTGCTATTTTATACGCTTCAAATCTTTCTTTTAAATTTCCTTTTAACAAATCGTTTAAATCCGCATCAAAATAATATTGCTCTTTTTCTTTTTCAAGTAAAAAATCTCTATTTAGTGCAGTGCAAAAAGCATTTACTATTGGTATAATTGCTTCTCGAATATACGAATTGTAATCATCTTTTATGTGAAATAATTCTTTCATTTCATCAGAAAAAGTCTTTGTTTTCTCATTTAATTGGTTTTCAACTGATGTATTTGATGCTTCTTTAAATTCCATACCATCATTTAGAATTACGCAACTCGAATTACCTGCATAGTAATCATTCCATTCTTTTCTAAGAGTATTCATTCCGTCTTTATCTAAATGTCTCATTGCTCTTAGGAAACCTTTTTTATTTCCACATGTTTTCATCAGATCTTTTTCTAATAGTATTCTTTGGTATGCTGTTTGCAATGATTTATTTATATTATCTATTAAACCTTCGCCAGAAGCTCCATCTTTTGAATTTCTAAGAAGCTTAATAAATTCATAATTCTTATAAGTTATTCCATCAACAGTAATTTCAAAACTTTTATTGATTTTATCCGTATTCTTAAATATTGTTATATATTTTTCTTCTACATAATTAAGACCAATAAAGTCATTTTTTCTCTTTTTTATATATGCATATCCACCTTTTCCAAGCAAATAATCTTCGCATATTGCTTTTTTAAATTGAAAACCGTCTAGAGTATCTTTTGTATCATAATTAATAATTCTTGTTCTAGGATCGTCTATTTCTTTTGTTTCTAATCTGCCTTCATTAGTTGTTTTTTTGTACAATTTGAATGGTATTGTAGCAAAGGTATCACAAATTAGCCCAACACAGCTATTAATTATAGGAATATCAAGAGCCATTTTTCTGTCTATAGTCTCATCTGATACTAATATTTTTAGAAGCTCGTCTCCAACGGATACTTCAGTTTCTGCATTTTTTATTCTTTCTATTTTGAATAAATTAAATATCTTCACAATCTCTCACCTCCTACTTAAAAACTTTGAACTACAAAGTTCTCATTTAATGCTGACTGTTGCAATAAATAAGTAGCTATAATTGTACTTACAACCATATCCACTTTTCCACTTGATTTTTTCTTATTTACATATTTATTTAGGTTGGTATCTTCTGTACATCTTGCATTCTGGAAATTAATTTCATAAAGCTTGTCTCCATCATAACTAAATTTTTTCTGTAAGATACTTTCTTGTAACCATTTTGTTGGTTGGTGTAATACGCTTGAGTGCTGTTTTACTTCAACACATTCATAGCCAGCCGTTTCCAACTTATTTGCTGTAGAAATACAGTTATATCTGTCATATCCTATCTGTATAACATGTACACCATATTCTTTTTCTAAATTCATTATAAAATTTTCAACATATTCGTATGATATTATTTGATTTCCACAAGCAAAGCAACTGCCTTCTTCAATAAATCGTCTATAATCTGTTCTTTCTTTTTTATTCTTTTCTTCTATTCTATCTTTTGGAATAAAAGCCCAGCTTTTTGCAAATATTACGTCATCTTCTAGTGTAACCATTGATACAGAAGTATTATCATTAGACATAGCCAGATCTAAACCAAGATATACATCTTTGCCCTTCCAATCAAACACCCCTCTAATGTTTTTGCATTGTCTTAATTTATCAAGCTCAATATATGCTTCACCACTATTACTTGGCACGAAGAAATTCATATTTTTAGTTAAATATTCTTCTCTTTCGCTTGGTTTTGCAAGAGCTTTCCTTCTGTTCTCTCTAATTTCTTGATAATTTTCTTCTACTTTTAGTGGGTTTGCCATTCGAAGTCCAATATCGTCCCATAAATGTTCTTCTGGAGCATAATATAATAAAGCGAATAGCCTTTCATCTATCTCCAAACCTTTGTAAACCTTTTTTAGGTATTCAAGTTCATCTAACATTATTGATTTATCTTCTGCATAGGCTGTCGTTAATTTAAACATTAATGGATTCTTAACACTTAATTGACCTGTTTTCATTGCTCCAACGTTCGAATTATCCTTCATTGCCCCAAATTCATCTGCAATAAATGCCGATGGTTTGATAGAGTTATTTCTATTTGCCTCCGCAGTACGTGGTTGATAAAAACTATGTGTCAATGTGCACTCTAATCTTCCGCTTAAAGTCTTTGGAATATTAAAGTATTGTCCCACATTGGGACTTACATTTAAAATTTGTGCTATAGCTTTTTTTACTTCTCCAGCTAGATCTCTATCTAAGCATATAGAATAGAACTCACTATAATCGCTTTCCGTCAGCATCAGAATTATAAATATTAATGCTGCCAAAAACGTTTTTGTGTTTTTTCTTGCAATAAATAAAATTACTTCCCTATACCTGTATTTTTTAGAGTCTGTCTTATATCTCCAACCGAATATATTTGCAATAAAAAAAGCTTGGAAATTTTCCAAACCTTCTAATATATTTTTTCCTACTATATCATTTAGTCCAGTAGCATAATTCAGTAATTTTAATATTCCTTCAATTATCTTAATTTCTTTTGTATCAAAATAATATGGATAACTTTCATTCTTTTGCTTTTCAAGGTCCTCTAGAAACCATTCACACTGCGTTTTTACTTCAAAAGTTGTTATTTCTTTACCATTTATACAATCTGTTGCATATTGTCGTGCCTTTTCTAATAGCATTGTGCTTATTCACCTCTTAATACCTTCAATAAAGGATTTTCTGCTGGTTCTACACTCTTTGGAATAGTTCGTAATTGCGATGCAATTGTCATTATATTTTCCTTTTCAATATCAAGCATCATCTTTCTCTTATTTTGTAATTGTTTATCTAAATCAAGTATATTCTTTTGAATGTTGCTTACTGTATCATAGTATTCTTTTATTGTCATTCCATCTGGATCTAAGGCATAGTCTTCATCAAGTTTATTGAGTTCATTGTAAAACCTTTCTCTTTTTTCCTCAAATTCGTAACATTCAGCATACAACATTGCATACCTATTAATTACATTTTCGTATAAGGCATCTGACTTATCAATGTTATCCAATAGTGATACAATTCTCTTGAACTCTTTGTATGCAATTTTGTTCTTTTTTACCTCTTTTTTTGGTTTTATTTTTTGAGAAGTTTGTAGTGCCTTCTCTCCTTGCTCACGAACCTTCAATTCGGCTTTAGTTCTATGACTTTTGCCTTCTGATTTTAACACAGAAAACGGTTTTGTTGGTGTCGGCATATTGTCTCATCTCCTTTTTCTGATGTGGGAATTTTTTTCAAGCGAAGGTATGCGGGTAGGTGTGCAAACGCCTCCACTATTTTTTCGTTATTGGAGGGGGGGATACTCTCTTTTCTTGCTCATCAATTATTTCTCGAACTTCTTTTCTTGGTATCTCTCCATTCTCGCACATTTCATGGTGCATACTGCATAACGTGATTAAATTATTATTATCTAATCGCTTGTTGTAATCTTCATTTATTGGTACGTTGTGATGCACAGATAAGTTATTTGAGTTATATTTTATTGTTGTTCCATAAATTTCTCTTATACATATCTGACATAAGTATAAATCTCTTTGCTTTATTTCTTCCCTTTTCTCTTGCCATCTTCTGCTCCACCTAAAACGATCTACATCTGTTATAGATTTCTTATGCTTCTCTTTATGAGGACATATATGATTGTATGGTACTATTCCACAATACTTGCAGGTCTTTAGCATTTCATTATCTCTTTCATTGCTTCGACTAATCTTTTCACAGATTCAAACATTAAGACTAATATTCCAGCTATCATTGCACCTGTTAAAATTAAACAAATTAATGCAATCGGTAACAGTATAATAATAATTAATACCTTTAACATATATTCCTCCATACTATTTCTTTACTTTATTTTTCTGCAGAGCAGTTTTATTTATATAGTTTTCTTCTTCTTTTTTGCATTGTTGATAGTGTCTACACTGTTCGCATCTATATTTCATACAATTTTGCCAATTAATTTTCTCTTTCATAGCATTTACCTTTTTGCTATGTATATAATAGCAACTCCTTTTTTCATTAGTTCAATATACACTAAGCAATGGTATAATTATAGGTTATTGCTATCTAGAACTAATTGACTTTTATTCGATGCTATAATCGCTCTACTTTCGTCAATTTGCTTAATCTATGTTATATCACTGCTTACTATATATCTATAGACTTAACTAGAATCGTCCACGCTTATTGAAGGAATTATTTAAACATACTGCCTAAGTATCAAAATATATTAATTATCTAGTATCATTAATAGCAACAAAATAAAGAGCCAACATTTAGCCAGCTCTCATTCATCTTTTTTCACACTACTATTGTAACACTTTTTATGGTTGCATTCAGTAGCATTTGGTAGCATTATTTTATATTATCAAAAATATTTAAAGCAATTCCATTCATCTTCTTTATATGCTCATAATTGTATCCCATTTCTGCAGCAATAACTACTAAGCTTTTTCCTTGTATGTAAAACTTATCCAATATATTTCTATATGGTTGTTTTACTTTATCTAATTGTTCTAAAATTTGCATTTGCTTTCTATTTTCCTCTTTTACTTTTTCAAGTAATTCATTAACACAATCTATCAGTTCTGCGATTTTTTCTGCTTCGTTATCTTGTATCTCTCTGCTTCCCTTTGGCATATCTGATAAAACACTATTCAATTTATTTATACTTGATTTATATTGCTCAATATACTCTATTCTACCTTTTATCCACTCTTGTGTATGTCTATAACCCTTTAAATCTTCTCTGTTCATTAGTACCTCCATATTTTATCTATATTTATAATTTTTATATACTGTTTTATATAATTGTAGACTTGTATCTATCCTTACTACTTTTATGTACTCATTTTCTAGCCACTTGTTTAAAATATAAGTTGTATAGCCATCAACTAAAACATTGTCATCGTTCACTACCACTTTATCTAAAAATTGTCCTGTTGTCTGAAAAAATGTTGCTTTGCACTGTAATTTTTTTGTCCCTGGAATTGTGTATTCTGTTGGAATTTTTATATTTCTTATATTTTCATATCCCAATAATCTCATAATAAAATCTAACATTTTCTTTATCTCCTTTAGTATTCTTCTATTTTAATCTTTACTTTTGGTGTACTGGCATATTTTTTTACTACTGTTATTTCAGTAATTTGCGTATCGTCTTTATATGCAAACTTATTTAATGCATCTAAAACAACTTTTGTAATGTTGTCTATATCCGGCTTTTTCGTTGGACTTATTTTATTTTCCAACATTCCCGCTTCTTTCTTTTTACTTGTACTTTTAGGAATATCAAAATACGCAATTATGCTTATTTTTACTCTTCCTTCAACTGGTGTATAATCTTGATATTTTTGTGTAAAATAAAATCTTGTTAAATATTCATAATTTTTCGTTTTTGTAGGTGTATATACTTTTCCGCTTCTAGCATTTAACCTTGGTCTGGCTTTTCCAGTAATTTCTCCTGGTACTTCAAATTCATATATCATAAGTTCATTCCTCTAATCTTCTAAATAATTATTATCTAAACCGACATAACCAAAATCTAGCAGTATTATGAAAAATATCCATAAAAACCAAAATATTATTTTTGTTGTGTTTATTTCTGCCTTTTTTTCTTCGATTATTTTCTCTATTTTCTTATTATAGAAAAACTGATTGTTTGTTATTGTGTTATTGGTTATATATGTAGATAATGTACCTTCAAATTCAAAAGGTATAATATAATATACATATCTAGTTGTTGAATCTGTTTTTATTGTTGTAAGGTACTCTGTGTTATTAAAATTAATTGTGCCATAATCAAATTCCACATTTAAAAATATAAATCTTTCCGTTTTCCACTCTTCTTGTCCTGCATGGTCCCATGTATAATATGTTTCAGTTGTGTAATATGTTTGCGTTGTGTTCCCAACTTTTCTTGTGTGTGCAACTTGCCTTGTATGTCTTGTATACTTTTCTTTTTCTTTTTTTATATAAAAATATTTATTTTCTAAGTCCTCTATTTTTACACCATTTACCGCTTCTACTTTTCCATAAGCCATAACTTGTCCTAAATTTGTATTTATAGCATACTGAAATTGTTCAGTATCATTATTTATCTTTAATGCCTTAAAATATTTTTCATTTTTTTCATTTATGGAATTTTGAATTACTGCAATTATTGGGAACCCAATTCCTAATAATATTAACGTTGCTGCAATACAGACTAATATTTCTCTTTTTGTTATTGTTATATCTCCAATTTCCATATAGCACCTCTTATTTGTTAAATAAGTTTTTAGGTGAATCTTCTGATGTATTATATTCTAAATATGTATTATCTAATTTCTCATATCCCATAATGTTTAAAATCATACTGTTAGGAAATGCTTTTATGTACTTGTTATATTGTTTTATTTGAATATTGTAATTATTTCTGTGCTCTGCAATTAAATTTTCTGTTACTGCTAATTCTGTCATTAATGTTTTATAATTTTCATTGCTTTTCAATTCTGGATATTGCTCTGCAACTGCATTAATTAATATTTCCGCTTCTTCAACTTGTCCATTACTAGCTTTACTTCTTGCTTCCATAATCTTTTCCATTGTTTCTTGCTCGTATTTATTATAGCTTTCTACTGCATCTACTAAATTACAAATTAGATCTTCTCTTCTTTTCTCCTGAATATTAATACTAGATCTGCTTTCTTTTATTTGTTCTTCAAGATTAATTGCACTATTATTTGTTCCTGCAAATATTCCTACAAACATTAAAATTACACCTAAAATTATTCCACTTACAATTAAAAATTTCTTCATCTCTATTCTTCCTCCATTCTAAATCTATTCCATTCAGCTTGCATACCTTTTGAATTTATAAACACCATTGCTTTTTTATGTTCAGCTTTTATTGTTAAATATTCCGTTCTGTGCTTTTTATATTCTTCAAACTCTTCTTCAATTTCTATTTCATGTAATCTATTTTCTATTCTTTTAATCTTTGCTTCATTCCCATCAAAAGCTCGTAGATCATCTAGTTCTCTTTCAAGCTCATATTTCTTTTCATCTCTATTCTTAGTCATTTTGTTTCACCTCTCTTTCTTTTTTTAGTGTTTCATTCTCTTTTTGTAATCTTTCAATCACATTTATAATTACTTCCATTTCATATATTTTTTCATCTATATTGATTCTACCTAAGCCAATTTTTTTCTCATATTTGTATAAATCTAATTTACTTTTATAATCTTCAACCACTTTCTTTTCTTCCTCGTTCATAACTCACTCCTCACTTTCTAGTAACTTTTTAATTTCTAAAAATGCTTCTACTAAACTATTAAAATCGGTAATTTCTGTTTCATCTAAAATTTCTTCTATTTTATCCTTTGGAATATAATCTTCTCTTAGAATTTTATTTAACATTTCAGGTGTAGTTTGTTGAGCAGTAGCGTATTCAAATAATCTATTTCTACCGTTTCTTATTTTTTTATTCTCTTTTAATACTCTTTTATAATCTGATAAAATATGCTCTATTGCTTCTTTGTCTTTATTGTCTATTGAATAA